TCTGAAAGTTCACCTAAGTTTTGTCCACCAGGTAATGTTGTGATTTCAGTTCCTCTTCCACCTTCTCTTCTTGGTAACCAGAAGTCTTCCATCATCGACATGAACTTACGATCATCACGAACTTCACCAGTTTGTGCATTGTAAGTCAACTTATTACGATAACGATACATCACCTCTTTGAGGTATTGTTCTGCCTTTATCTTTGGAAGATTACCAACATCAATATAAAATATTCTTCTTTCTGGTGCTCTTGATAATCTGTAAATTACAAGACTATCCTCAATCATTCTTAATTGATTCAATCCTTTGATTGCCTTATGTAAGTAAGATAATACACTACCACGGTTTCGATCAATTAATCCTGATGTGCAATATGTGATTGCATCTTTGGCAATTTTAATTCCTTTACTTCCACCACCACCTGTTGCAATATTTGATGGATATGCTGGAGCAGGAGTATACATGAAATACTCATCAATCTGAGGATTGAGAGAAGACGGATCTTCTCGTTTGCCATTTACATTGATGTATTCATTTCGATCTTTTTTCTTTTCTTTACGAATATATTTGATCTTAAGAGAATCAATATATCTTAAATCTTGAATACCATCTTGTGGTCTTTTTTGATCAATAACTTTGAGATAACATAATTTACCATCCACATACCAATTACGAAATATCTCATGAGCCTTTCGATCAAAGTCTAATATCTCTTTGATTGTTTTAAATTCTTCACGAATTATCTTCTTTAATTTATCACTTGCATTTAAGTTTGATAATTCGATTTCTACAGGTGAATCATACAAATCACTTACAATTGCTTCATTTACAATATCCTCAATCGCACCATCAACCTCTGGATGAAGTGCCATTTCTCTATATCTTTTGATTAAATCGAATTCGTTTCGATATACGCCTTCTATATCTACATAAGAACCATAAAAACCACTCTGTATATAAAAGTCTGACCCGTCCTGATTATTCTCAGGAACGGGTGAAACTATCGACTGTGATTTCTTTTCGTTATCCTCAACAGAAAACCCAAATAGCCGTGCCATATTATAATTGTACTAGTATTTTACTATTTATCTGATATTTTCACCACCAGCTTGAGAGCTAGTACCCTTAAATGCTTCCCACCAGTGAACCTGCATTTCAACATCAAACTGTTCGATAGAGTCTGTTGTCTCATAGTTTAGGTCAATTGTGGAAATATTAGTTGGAAAAATATCCCAGAATTTATACGAACGTAGAATTGATCCATCACGATCTAACTGATGAACAAAAGCATCTTTATGATACTGGTCTGGGTCAGTTAATCCTGAACCATCCTCTAGTTTGTTGATTGTATTCATCCATTTTTCCATCGCAGATCTGATAACAAAGTCTGTATCGTTGATAACTGTGATAGTCCAAGTTTCGAATGTTCTGTCTCCAGCAACTTTTAAAATACGACCTCTGAATGGTATTTCAACTGGAGCAATTGTTGAAGCAGGAAGTGCTGCTGCTTTGACTAAAAATCTAGATTTCTGTAAGACATCGTTTGCGATTGCAACCGCATCTGGGAATGCTAACTCTACCTCAAAGAGGTTTGGTCTAGCACCACCACCAGACAATCTACTTTTGAAATCACTAATTTTCCTTAGTGGAATATTGTTGATTTGTTGACGTGAAGGCATTGTTTTAAACCTCTAAATTAATTAAACGGAACCGATTACTTCTTCAAATGAGATGCCAGTTCGAGTGGCAACAAATGTAAGACCAATGAAGTTAATTGATCTTGCTGGTTTGATAAAGATGTCTGCTATAAATTCGTTACTATCTATAACGGCAGCAGTGTTATTTGTCTCATCACAAATAACGACATAATCTTGAATACCTCTCTTAGACTGTACGTCTCTTAAGAAAGGTTCAACAATATTCACAAAGTTTGCCCTTGTGATTTCATCGTTGAATTCAAATAGTTGATCTTTAGCAGCAGCTGCAATTCCTTGCTCAAGGTAGATGAATAATCTACGAACATTGATTCTATCGAATGCTGATGCTTTTGCAAAACCAGTCTTATCACCGAATAATACAATTCCTGCACCAGGTGAGTTGATAACTGGATTTATTCTATTCGAATAAAGTTTATCTCTCTGTAATCTGGTTGGATTATAAGGAAGTTTAACTGCACTTAAGATTGCTCCTCTATCTGTACCTGCTGGTGAGAACCAAGGGAAATCGTTAATGTCAGTCCTTGCACATAATCCCGCAATATCACCATTTAATGGGACATAACGGAAGACTTCATTAAACCTATCATACATGTATTTGTACCCACTGTCAAATACCGCAAAGGTTGTTGACGCAATAGGATCATAGAAATTGACAAGATTGTCAGTAATCGTTTGATCATCTAAAATTGTAGCAGCTGTTTGACTACTTGTATCTGATATAATACGATCTCTTGATGGTGAAATGAATGCGACAGCATCTTTTCTTTCTTCAGCAACACTAATAAGTGTATTAGCTAATGATCTAGTGCCATCTTGACCGTGAATACCACCACCCATGAGTAAGAAATCAACATTGTTGACTCCATCATTTTCAAATATTTGATATCCTGCTTTTATATCACCTATACCAGCGTTTAATGCACCTGCTGATGTTAAGTCACTCTTACCACCATAGTTTTTACCCCCTGATAATACCAAATTTTTTGGTCCTGAAGAATTAAATATAATTCCTTCAGCATCTTTATCCCATTCACCACCAGTAAATGGGGTGAAAGTACTACCATTAAATCCAGTTGTAGTAACACCAATTAAAGAACCGTTCAAACCAAATAAGTTTTCTGAATTAGTATAAAGGTACTTTCTCCAGTAAGATGGTGATCCGACAGAGAACAGAGCATCTTTTGCCTTTGATAAGTTGAGATGTTTCTCCAATATTGTACCTGCATTACCAGATATAGTTCCTTTTGCATCAATTACTAATACATGAACCTCATCAAATCTACCACCTCTTTCTGAGACATACTCAGATGTGCCTGGTTTATCGGCAATCGCATTCCATTTTGCGGTTACAGCTGTTGTACCAATACCAGTTTTGACCTCATACTCTTGCTGATCAAACCAATCAAGTGCTCCTGTAGCATCAATTGCACTCTTTTTACCATCAAAAAAGGCAGTGACTGGCATCAATTCAGATCCAATTTTAATAATTCCACCAGCATTTACTTTGGCACTGATATCAGCGTCTGTTGTGATACCAACAGATGATGCAGCACTGTTTATTGTTGCTGTAACTGTACCAATTCCAGTGGTTAAAGTTAATGTTTTAAGTGATGCCCCATCAGCATGTTCTAACGCTGTTGTTCCCTGCTGACCTCTGGTGACTCCAGTTATTTGTCCAACTCCAATAGTTGCACCATTTAATGAAATAATCTCAGTGCCTATTCCAATAAATTTAGTTGCACCAACTGAAAGTCCAGTAGTGTTAACACCAATTGTTGTAGCATTTGCTAATAATGGTGTGCCACCTGGTTGATCAAGAACTCCTGTACTATCTCTAAAGAATGAGTCGATATTAGTGTTTACATTATGAGATGCTGGTGTTGTTCCTCCAAATCCTCTTGTTATATTAGCAGAAGTTGTTCCTGCTCCAGTATTTGGAAAATCAACCGCACCTGTTGAAAACTTGTAAAGACTGTTATAATCTTTAGCTAGTTCTCCACCAGTAGTGACAATACCTACAACTTTAACATCAATATCATTACCATCTTTCTTTGTAATGATTCCTTTAAGGTGTCCTGTCAGGGTACCCATAGCAGGATCATTTACAGTGATTGCTTGTGTAACACCTAAACCAACACTTAAAGCAGATGTATTACTTAAAGTTAATCTTTGGTCTGCCTGACCATCTATAATTGCAACTTTGATATCGTTTGCCCAAGTACCAGGATTTTTTGCTGCAACAGTAACTCCTGCAAGCACATTTTCCTGATAACCTAATTCTAGATAATGCTCAGAACTTTTAAGTTTTACATCCGATGCAGTTCCATCAAATCCATTCTTTAGACCTGTATCATCTGCTCTAATTACACTTAGACTGCCTCCATATGCTAGGTATGAAGATGCTACCATCCATGTTTCAAACTGTTTATCTGTATCATATGGTTGACCAAATTGGTCAAATAAATCATTTTCCCCAGTTATAACTGTTGGTTCACCGACAGGTCCTTTCTCGAAAGATCCTACAATTCCACCAACTTTACCAGTTGTCCCATCAATTCTTCCAATTGTTAGGTCAACTTCTCTTATAAGAATACCTGGAGATGCTAAATTTAAGGCCATCCCTTACTCCTCGTAATCCAAATTTATCTAAAAATATTTATGAAAAAGGTTATTTACGATGGGGAAACAATGCGTGAACATCACCAATCTGGATATATATCTTCTGTTATAGATTTAATTTTTCTTCTTTTTGTAATTCTTTGTACGGTGCAAGTCTTACACTCATACGAATATGCTGATGGTAGTGTTCCTTTATATTTTCTTGTAAGATAAAAATCTTCCACTAAATTTTTTACCTTACCACAAACTCTACATTTTCTTTCTGAAAATAATAAATGTTCTAATTTTATCTGGTCATTAAACGTCAGTTCTTCTTCCATTCATATTTTTCCTTTCTATCCATGAACTTTATTCCCTTAAGAGATAGAAGAACTATCTTTGTTTCAGTCATCTCTTCATCATAGAAAATGACTTCTTGTTCGTTATGATGTAATCCTGCGTCTCCACTCATAAATCCTCCTTTGTAAATTACTTTTATATTACCAACACCCTCTATGTGAAGTATTTAAACATTTAATTATTGCTTTATATTTAATGTTTCTACATATAATCCCACATATAGGATCGATCTCCATACTCATCAGCATACCATCTATCACCGTTTGCGTCAATCGTAACTGTGTCTTCTAACCCATCATTAATAAAACCAAATGGTGCCATATCCTGTTCGATTTGATTCTTTTGTTCTTCATATAATCTTTTTCTGATGTCATTGTCTGTCATCTCTTTAAAGTATTCTTGTGCGACTAACCATGCAAATAATACTAAACACATTGCTAAGTCATCATTACATCCTTCTTCTGCTTCAAATGAATTATGTTTTTGAGCAAACGTGGTTAGTTCAGATATGATTTCATAATCACAAGTTAATAATTTACTATCTTCGATCATAGTTTTCAGATTACTACAACCTAATTTTTTAACCGCTGCAGTTGTCCTGACACCCAATTGCGTTTTCTTTCCAGAAAATCCTTGCCCCACAACTTGACCTGCTCTACCTCTCATTGATGCCATAAGTAGGTTTTCATATTCGAGATCAAATTGAAGAATACTTGCAACCTGATCACCAATATCATTGACTTCAACTAATAAGTATGCATTATTATATCCCTTTGCAACATCAAATATTACATTTGGAAATAACATTGGTTTGACTTCGTTGTTTCGATATTTTCCTACAACTTTATAAGGAAACTGTGTTACGTCAAAAACTATAAATGCAGAATAATCATTTCCTAATCCACGAGCTACATCAACAGTGATAATATAATTATGTTCTTTTTTTGGTTCTTCGTAAATATCTAATCCTGCATTTTTTGTAATTGGATTATCATACACCATATTTTTTAATATGGCAGGATTGATAAGAGTATTAACAGATCCTAAGAATTCACATTCAAACTCAACCTTAAATTGTTGTTCTGATGTGTTTGCAATTGTTTGTTCTTTCCATGCTTCATCACGACCTGGCACTTCAGACCAATGAACATCCGTTGTGATATATTCATTTCTACCTCTCTCTGCATCATGCCAATACCTATAAAAATGGTTCATCCCGTGAGGGGTAGAAACCATTATGACTTTGGTGTTTTTACCAGAAGTGATAGTAGGATATACTGAGGCAAAGAATGAGTCAGCAATATGATTAGGAACAAAGGCAAACTCGTCCAAAAAAAGAACGTTGAAAGACATACCTCTAACTGCACTTGCAGAGGTAGATGCTGCCAGTATTTTTGATCCATTTTCTAACTCCAGTG